CAGAGCAAGCGCAGCCGGTACAAGCGCAAGAAGAAGAATTATTAAGCGATTTATACAATAATTCAACCGTATTTCAGTTTTATTCAGGGTCTATGGATAAACCGGCGCCTGGTGCTGGGGCAGGCGAAATAATGGGTCCGGAAGGTGTAAAGGAATACGACGATTTAAAAAGGATTACTTCCTGGCGCAAAATGCTCTCCAATTCCTGGCCGGCCATATTTATTTTAGATGGCCATAAATGGTTAAGTGTTGAACATTATTATCAAGGTTCTAAATTTAAACGCCAAAATAAAGATTATTATTTACAATTCTCTCTTGACTCTAATTCAGAACTCTCAAAAAATCAAGCCATGGCCGAAGGCGCCGGTAGTAAAAACGGTAAGTATCAAGGCACTGTTATTCGAGACAAAAAAATTAATATTGATGATGACTTCTTTAGCGGGCGCGATAAAAAGGAAACGGAAGATGCGATGTTTGCTAAATTCTCTCAACACGAAGATTTAAAGAAAGTGTTATTGGCGACCAAGCGGGCAAAATTATCACATTTTGTGAGAGGAAGCCCGCCTGTCGTATTTAATGAGTTAATGCGCGTGCGTCAACGATTAAATTAATATTTGTAATTTTAAACCTTTTCTTATTCAAGTGCCCTTTTTATAAATATGTTTATAATGAAAATTAAAATATATTTTATTGTGTATATTATAATGTATAATTAATGTATTTTTATTATATTGTAAATCATAATTATTTATAATTGACGATACATATAATAATCCGTTATATAATCCCAAATATCCATTATCATATAAATTATGACAATATCTACACATAAATTCAACAATATTATTATCTTTTATTTCAGATGAATTTAATAAACATCTTGGTTTTAGATGTGCTGTTTCTAACAAACATAAAGGAAGTTTTTTATCACATAAAATACATTTTTGTTCTTTATTTTTTATTAGATATGTTCTTAGTTTTTGTTGTTCAAAGCGTATTTCTTTTAACGCATATAATTTTTGGTTTTTGTTATATTTTCTAAAAAATCTAATAATGATTCTTGAATAATAATATATATGGACATTTAATATTACATGTCCTTCATTGGTTAGTTCATATATTTTATTATTAAAAAAAAGTATTCGGTCTTTTACCATTTCAGATAATTTTATTTTAATATTAATTAATTCAACTGATGCATCATACCGTAATTTAATGTATTCGTAAATATTATGTATGGTATTTTTATTTTGTAAAATAAATGAATTAATAATATAATTATTCATATTATTAATTTTAATGTTTAATATTTAAATAAATTACAAAGAAACCATTATATTATAACCTCTTTTACCAAGATTGTTTTTAATATCAGAACCTTTACTTTTCTCTTCTTTATAATTTAAATTTTCAAGTTCTTCTTTAAATTTTTTTTGTGTTTTTAACCATTTTTTTTCATTTAGTCTACACCATGTTTTATATATTGTATATATATCTTTAATACCAAAACGTAAACTAGCTTTATCTGTTTTCTTACAACATGCGTTTGTAAATAACAATACGTCATTATTTATTAGTGGAGTAGTTGAACTAATTGATGGTATTATAACTGGATTTTTAGATGGAACTCTTATTTTTAAGAAATATATATCAGGTTTATTTTTATCAAACAAATATAACCAATCATCTGGTGTTTTCCAATAATATTTGCTTGGTAATCCGCCATCTTCTATAAAATTATCACTATCTTCATTTGTATATCCGTCAGTAATTTGTTGTCTATATTCTTCTTTGAGAACTGAATATTTTACTACATCACCATTTACAAAATATGGAGTTTTTTTAATATAATCGTTTGTTTTTTTAGGTAAACATTTTTTATTGGTCGTAATAGTAATATGTATGTTAGCATAATCATCATAAACTAAAATATTATATGTGTTTGGTTTACGTGTTGTAATATAATAATTATAAGTAGTTTTATTATCAATCGCATTTTGTATACCATTATACCTATCGCTATTCTCACTTCCTTTTTTAATTTGAACTACTCTATCTAATTTAAAACAATTTAAATCCGGAAACATTTTTAATACTACTTTATTTAATTCTATTCTATCAAAATTAACAATAGTATTTTTAGGAATATATAAAGGAACTCCGCTATCATAATTTCCATATTTTTCAATAAATAAATCTGAATTCATTTCCTTTATTTCATTTACACATACATAAGCAGGTAAGTTTTTTTCCTTACACCATTCTTCAATTTCATCATCTTCAATTTTTTCAGTAAGAAGTAATATTCTATATCCATTATTTTTTTTTTCAAAACGTTTATCAAGGTTTAAATTTTTTCGTTTCTTTAAAACATCAATATATTTCATATATTTTCCAAATTTAAGTTTTTTATTATCATTACCATTATCTATTATGCTTTCAAGTAAACTTATAATATCTTCCCATGTTTCACACCCCATTATAAACTTTTCTATTTCCTTTATAAAATTTACATAAAAGTTTTGTATAATATCTTGCAATAGTGTAGTAGTCCATAAGGTGAGCTTCATTTCACCATTTTTTAGTTGATTATCATTATATTTTCCTTGTAATCTTAACCTTTGAGAAATATCAGTGCAGTTAAATGACGCATGAGATACAAAATATTGGTCGGTCAAATGAAACGAATATGTATCATAGTCGTCGCTTGTAAAAGAATAGCCCCTTTCGCCATATTTTCCAGTTATTGTTATTGTTGTTTTATTTTTAATTGGTATTTCGCTTTTTTCAAATAATATTCTTAATAATTTATAAATAAATTTGATATTTAAAATTTTAGTATTAATATTAAAATAGCAATAATTATTTGGTAATTTTTCAGATTGTTCTGTATCTATTGGCGAACCATATACACCACCGGTTTGCCATAATCTTGGGCTTGATGTTTGTTTTGAATCACATTTAGACAAATGGTTTATATCTTTTTCATACTCTTTTGATAAATATAATCTTAAACAATTTCCATGAAATATTACAATAAATAAACTAGGAAAATCCTTTAATATTTTATCTACTAAACTAAATTGATTAATTCTTATTTTTTCTTCTGATATTAATAATGAATTATATTTTACATTTTTTCGTTTTATAATGGTTTCTATAATTTTTTTAATATTTACATTATAATCCTCAACAATATCATATTTATTACAATCCCACCACGAATTAATCACTGGTTTTGTAATTAATTTCCCTTTAAGCTTCTCTTGTTTTTCTTCTTCTGTTAATTCTTCATAGGATTTTTCTTCTTCTGTATTAAAATGTATTGAATTATTAAATAGACCAAAATAATCATCAGACCTCTTCATTTTATGAACTTTTGATATTTTGATTTGTATATCCAAATTATCACTTAATCTCGTTGTAATATTGTATAACAAAGAATGTGCTGTACCTGTGATATGTAAAACATATTTTACCTTTTTATATATTTTAGCAAGTAATATCTCACATAAAGTAGAATCTTTTTTATCGCTATCGTTACTCCTATCACTAGAAGCTGTTGGCGACATTAAATCACTTTCATCAACTAATACCGACATATTAACCAATTCATTATTATAACCTATGTATTTACTGAATTGTTTATTTAATTTTTCTAATTGTGCAGGGTTCATTAAACAACAAAATATATCAGTTGAATTTGTTGCTTCTTTATTACTGAGTTTACTGATTATTTCATCACTGTTTATGTCCTTTAATTCCGGTAATTTATATTCTTTCCAATAATCCACATTTGTTTCTTGAAAATATTCTTGGAGTTCAGTATTAAATTCTTCAAATAAATTTTTTATAAATTGAATATTAAAATTATATTTTTCAGTGCCAATAATGTCATCTTGTAGTTGTTTTTGGTCGATTGATAGATTTCTAAAAATATATAAAACAGGACGTTTTAAAATATGAACTGATATCCACATTATTATACATGCTTGAACACGTTTGCCCAATTGTATATCGCCCCATAATAATTCTATTATTGATTTTTCCTCTTCATTTGAAATAAGAGCCTTTAATAAATCTTCTTCAAACGAAGGAGAATCGAGATTTGTTGGAATAGATTTTAATTTTAATGGAGCTTCGCCCCAATTATGTCTTTCTAAACTTTCGCCGTTAATATATCTACACTTGTTTACCATAGAGTTTATTATTTTTTCCAGTGGTTTTCTAAAAGTTTCATTTCTTTTTTTGAAAAATGTTGCTATTTTATTCTGAAATGAAGTCATTTTCGTATAGTTTATATTATACAAGGCATATTTGTTTAAATCAATTTTGTACATATATTAAAAGTTTAATATATGAAAATGCCTTAAAAATAAATGCCCTAGTATTATAATTAATATATAATATACTACGCATATAATATTTTATAAATTTATAAAAATAATCTCACGAAATAGGTGGTTAAAGTAAACAATATACCCCCCCATAATGTGTCTAATGCTACTGCGCCTAAAGTCCAATTTTTAAAAATAGCGTAGGTTGTCGTTTCATACACACCGTAAATAACTACACCTAAAATAAACGCATCCCTTAATGGTTTCTTTTGATCAATAATAAAATAATTAACGCCATAGATTAGAAGAATATAACACAATATTGCTCCAAATATATTAAATTGTATTTTCTCTCCTTGGATCTGTTTGACCACCTTGTTAAAGTATCCACTGAAGGTGGATAGATACACCGCATCTAAGGCTAACATAGCAATACCAGAAAGTAGTAAATTTTTAATATTCATTATATATTATATATTATATATTTAATAAAAACAATAATATATTTTAAACAGAAAATATTAAATATTAAACAGAAATTTTAATTGTTTTTGAATGCCCGAATTTATATTTTTTTCTGGATTGATTTGCTAATTTAAACGCTTTTTTTTTATGGTCACAGCCCTTTTCAAGGATATTATAATCAACCGCGGCGGCTTTTCCGGCCGTTAATGAACTGGCCAATCGTGCTAAACCCCATGATTGCGGGGTTTGGTTGGGTCTGGACCCCGATGAAAAATAAGCCCCTTCGCCTTTTTTTACAATTTGTTCTAAGGCGGATATGCTACAGCCGGTTTTTAATGCTAATTCTTTATTGGGTAATATATTTTGTATGTTATATATTTTACGAGCGTTTAATATATGATTTGATTTTTTATGTTTATACGACGGTAATGTTTTTCGCGTATAATATTTCTGTTTCTTATATAATTTTTTTGATTTTTGTAGCATATTAATTTGTTTTTGTTTATCTTTTCTTGATAAACTTTTTGGTATATATCTAAGTGGAAACTTTATACTTGGAAACTTTACACTTGGAAACCTTATACTTTTCATTTAGATTATGTCTATAAAATATAAATATATAAAAGTATTATTGTATATAGTTTAAAGAATGTATTCATTTCTACCCTCATTTGAAATTATTCATAAATACAATGAAAATCATATTATGGGTAAATGTAAAATTTCAGATTTATTACAAGGCGCAAGTGAAAATAAAATTATAAATTGGAAACATAACCGGCCACCTGATACAGTTAGGTGTAAAGAACTCGCCGAATATATTTATAATAAAAAACAAGAAGTTGATTGGATATTCTATATGGTTGTTGAAAATAATATTTTTCATATTATCGATGGAATTCATCGATTTCATTCTCTCCAAATTATAAAAAGAGAGAATAGTAAAGCGCCTGATTATTTAACACCTAATGCGTTTGCTAATACTGCGTTTTGTGCTAATACTGTTGGCACAAATAATAATAATAATGCTGATTGGTTATATGAAAAATATATATTCATCAGTTTAAGATTAAATATGAGTAATGGCGAAACAATTGATTTATTCCAATCCTTAAATAAGAGTAATCCTGTGCCTGAATTATATTTTGAGAATAATAATCAACAAAAACGCGTATTAATTGAAAGTATTGTGAATGAATGGATGACTGATTTTAATACGCATTTCACGGCTTCTAAAAACCCAAATATACCAAATATGAATCGGGATAAATTTATAGAAATATTAGATTTTGTTTATGAAAAATATCAATTAAATAATTCCAATAATTATTTATTAACAGAAAAACTCTATGAACTCAATTCAAATTTAAAAGCAAATCCTCCTAAAAAAACATCACCAGTCGCAATTGATAAATGTAATAAAACTGGTTGTTTTATATTTTTAATAGGACGGGAAAAATTACATTTATGTATTTGAAATAATATATATATATTAATAATTTAAAATAATTTAAAATAATTTAAAATAATATATATTAATGATTTTGATACTTAAAGAAAAACATGAAAAAATTCAGCCAAAAGAGTTTTGCAAAAACTGAAAAAGGACATTTATAAATGTCCAAAATTGACTTTTGCAAAACTCTTTTGGATCAAAAAAAGCCAAAAAATGAATTTAGACCATAATGCTCTTATTTTCATTTTTTAGTGAAAATGTTTGTTATCATAAGATTTTTTTGGTTTTTAATTTTATAATTTAAAATGATTTAGGAACTTTTTTTGTTTCTATATAATAGAAACAGAATGTCTACAGTGGAAACAAAAAAGTTCCAAAACGTTCCAGTAAATTTTTTTTGTAAATTATGTGACTATTCTACGTCGCGAAGTAGTCAATATGAGCGTCATTTACACACAACAAAACATATAAATTCAACAAAATTCAACAATTTGGAACATTTCAGTTCCCATGAAATTATATGTAATAATTGTGGTAAAAATTATAAAGATAGGTCTGGATTATGGAAACACAAAAAAAAATGTAAATCAAATGATGAATCATCTCCTAAAATATCAAGCATAATAGACGCATCAAGTAATGTAATTCAATTATTAATTCATGAAAATAAAGAGTTAATAAATGAAAATAAAGAATTTAAAAATGAAAATAAAGAAATAAAAAATATGATTCTAGAATTAGTAAAAAGCAATAATGAATTACAAAAACAGATGATTGATGTGTGCTTAAAAATACAGCCAGGCAATACAGTTATAAATTCTAATTCACATAATAATAACAGTAATAATAAAACCTTTAATTTACAATTCTTTTTAAACGAGGAATGTAAGGATGCGATGAATATGTCAGAATTTATAAACTCTATTGAAATAAAGGTATCTGATTTGGTTAATATTGGAAAACTCGGTTATGTTGAAGGGATGTCCAACATAATCATTAAACAATTAAATGATACAGATATTAATAAAAGGCCAGTTCACTGTAGTGATGCGAAGAGAGAAACTTTATATGTGAAGGAGGAAAATAAATGGGAAAAAGATACCCAGGAGACGAAACAAATGTTAACGGCCGTGTGGGGAGTGAATAAGAAGAACTACACTCTGTTAGCCAATTGGAAAGAGACACATCCCGACTGTATGAGTAGTAAATCCAATCAAAGCGATGAGTATATGAAAATAACGAGTAAAGTAATGGATGGTGATGTAGAAAATATAAATAAAGTTATAAAAAAGGTCGCAAAGCAAGTCTTGATAGATAAATGAAATAATAAATAAATGATTTACATGAATATTTTAGACTTTTTGGTTTTTTTGAATGATTTGTATTCCTTTTGTAGAGATAATAACATTTTTATTTGTTTCTTACTATATCTTCTTACGCATTTCCCTTTTTTATATCTTAAACAACGCGATTTTAATTTCTTTTCTCTCTTCGTAATCTTTTTAGTTTGTTTCATTATAATAATAACTAATATAAATTTATTTAGTTATTATATACACAATGAATTATACAAATACATCTGGCGAATTTATAAAATATTTTATACCTATTTTTAATAAAAATAATAACGAAGGAGCAAACGCACTAGATACCAAACTATTGAAAGTGATATATAATGATATATATAAAGCACATAGAGAAACGCTTAACCATTCCTGTCTAAAAGGCGTCTTAAAAAAAATAACTAAGACAGAACCAGCAAAACAACCCGACATCTATAATAGTAAATTTTTCCCGACTTATATTAAAAAATATATTAGCGAGAATGAAACATATCAATTAAATTATACCTGCGTTATCAATGGCAGAACTATCAATATCCATTTCACTTTATTTTCGGAAGAGGAATTGCTAAAACTAGACGATAAGTATTTAACAAATATAAAAATGATCTATATCTGGTTAAAAATATGCGCGTCTTATTCATCAAAATCCTGCGCTAAAACGCTGGACATATATATTTACCAAACGCCGTTTCTAAAAGAACTACCGAATAAAGTCACGACGACCTTAGGTGTAGAACACGTAAATACAGCGTTCACCATCAGTTGTTCACCCGAAGGCGAAATTGTTATTTTTAGAAACGAAGAGTGGTTCAAAGTGCTCATCCATGAAACATTTCACGCGTATGGACTAGATTCAGGCGCAATTAATAAAAATCAATTACTTAAATTCTTAAGCCAACTCTTTCCGATAGATAGTGATTATGATATCACGGAGGCCTACGCAGAAACCTGGGCACGAATAATGAATACGGCTTTATGTAGTTTTAATGCTTTGGAAAATAAAAAAGATTTTCCCACTTTTATTAAATATATGAGTTTTAATATACAATTAGAAAGACTTTTCTCTCTTTATCAGTGTAATAAGGTCTTAGGATTTATGGGATTAACTTATAATAATATTCATGAACCAGGAGAGAAAAACGCTTATTTAAGAAAAAATTTATATAGAGAAGATACGCATGTCTTTGCTTATTATATATTAACCGCAATATTTTTGAATGATTATTGTGGATTTCTCTCTTGGTGTAATAATCACAACACTGCTCTTTTACAATTAAATGGGGCGCAGTATGTTTATAATGATCTAGGCGATTATATTGAAACCCAGTATAATACCGAAAGCCTCGTAGATGGAATAAATATTGTATCGGGCATTCGACCTAGTAGAACAGAACATAATAAAAATAATAAAACAGATAAAAAAGAGAAGTATATAAAATTATTAAATACCACTCGAATGAGCATAATAGAATTTATATAGAATTTATTATAAAATTAAATCATTATATAATTTATTAAGTATAAAATTGAGTATATTATTATTTATATTAATAATAACATACACTAAAAATCAATGGGCATTCAACACCTGAACCGCTACCTAAAAGAAAAATGTAACACAGGCCCAGGTAACACAGGCCCAGGTAGCACGGGCGCAAGTAACACGGGCGCAAGTAACACAGGTCCAATAAGGCATATTTCCTTCAACGATTTACGCGGAAAACGAATCGCAGTGGATATAAGTATTTACATGTATAAATTTTCAGCAGAAGGCGCACTCATAGATAATATGTATCAAATGATCTCACTATTTAAAATGAACGGAATTATTCCTTTCTTTATATTTGACGGGAAACCGCCGCAACAAAAATACGAATTACTGAAGATACGAAAGGAAGAAAAGATAATAGCCGAAGAAAAATTTAAACAATTAAATACAAAGTTAAAAGAGATTACTGATTATGAAGAGAAGAGAGAAATAAACGACGAATTAGATTCTTTACGACGAAAATTTGTGCGATTAAGTATGGATGATGTTAATAATGTAAAAAAATTAATGGAACTGTGCGGTGTTTCGTATTGCGTAGCCGATGGCGAAGCCGATAAATTATGCGCGAAGTTAGTATTAACAAAAACGGTCTATGCGTGTTTAAGCGAAGATATGGATTTATTTGTATACGGTTGTCCACGTGTATTGCGCTACATTAGTCTTTTGAAATCATCTTTTGTTCTGTATGATTTCAAAAAAATATTAGAATGTCTTCAAATAAATATGGAGGATTTTAGAAAGATATGTGTGATTTCTGGAACAGATTATAATTACACGGCGACAAAGAGTAAAAATATAAACTTATATAAAACAATTACATATTATGAAAAATTTATAGAAAGTAAAAAAAATAAAGAATTGGAAACAGATTTCTATGATTGGTTGAGAGAAAATACAAATTATATTGACGATTATGATGGATTAAAAGAAATCCATTCAATGTTTATTTTATGTGAAATAAGTACAAATGAATATAATAAAAAAGAGATAATTAATAAGTCTGTTTTTCGAGAACCCTTACGACACTTTCTAGATGGTTATAACTTTATATTTGTTGATTAGTTTTATTATTATATTAGTATATAAGTTATATAGTATAATAAAAAATCTTAAAAGATTTTAACTATATTATATATTATGGATACTAACATAGACAATATAATGGACAATAAAGCATGTAAAAAAAATAAAGTAATAAAGAGCACAGCAATAAAGGGCAAAGCAATAATAAATAAAGGATTAAAAGATAAAACATCAATGTTAATACCAAAATTTAGTGAGTATGCTACATTTAAATCAAACAAATATACACTAGCAGATTTAAGGCTGATATGTAAACATTATAAACAGAAATCATCGGGGACTAAAGAACATTTATTAGAAGTTATTTATATTTTTTTACATGGGTCGTATAATGCGCAAATAATCCAAAGAGCATGGAAAAAATACTGTGTAAAGGTGTATAATAATTTACACGGACCAGCCAGAAAAAACAGAAAATTATGTGTAAATGAAACGGATTTTTTCACCATGGATCCCATATCTGAAATTTCCGATTCACAATTTTTTAGTTTTAAAGATACAGATGACATGATATATGGTTTTGATTTATTATCATTACACAATTTAATATTAAAAAGTGGAAAAACAACGACTAATCCATATAATCGCAATATAATTAAACCAAATATTAAAAACGACATAAAAAAAATAATTAAATTTGGGAAATTTATTAATCAGAAATTAGATATAGATATTGAAGATATAAATACGAATTTAGACCCTAAAAAAATTATGGAATTAAGAATTAAATCTCTCTTCCAAGAAATAGATAGTTTAGGAAATTATACAAATTCCGAATGGTTTTCTTCTTTAGACCGTATAGGAATTATTCGATTTATACGGGAATTATATGATATCTGGGAATATAGAGCACATTTATCGCCAACTATAAAAATGGAAATATGTCCACCCACTGGCAATCCGTTTATGAACTTAAATATGATGGAACTTCCATTATTGGCGTTAGAGGTATTACAAATGATTTCAGTTAATTTTATGGAAACCATAATTAAATCGGGAATAAATCGGGAAAGTAAATGTTTAGGATGCAATTATGTTCTCTGTGCGATTACTTTAGTAAATCCAGCGGCAGCGGAAGCTTTGCCTTGGTTATATTATTCAGTTTCACATACGAATTAAATAATCATGGAATAATCATTAAATAATCATTAAATAATCACGAATTTTAATATAAAAATTTTTGTTTTTAAGTTAAAATACTTT